GTCCGCAATGTCTTCTCTGTTTTCTTCAATCATGGGAGGCGGTTCACCATTGGCCATGCAGCGAAGCTCGGCTCCAACACCTCCAGGTGCCCCAAAAAAGAAGAATCCCCGTAAGAAATAAATGTTTAAAATAAGTAGAGATGGACCCGAAAGAAATTTTCAGTTCAGATAAGTTGTTACAGTTTTGGCCAAATGATAGACAGACTGCAACAGAGCGTGCCCAGGCTACGACGCGTTTCATTATTTATGCAACCTGTATAGTCTACCTTATCCAAAGGGATGTGCGGGTCTTTGCACTCGGTGGTCTTGTTATCGGTGTCCTTTTTTACATGTACAAAAATCAGATGATTCAGGGTTACGATAGTGTGCGTCCAGCCTATAGCGACGCGCGACCAGCAGGTATGCCAGGGGGTCGTGTACAGATGCCGAGTGCTGATAACCCAATGGGTAACGCGCTATTGACTGATATAAAGGATAATCCTGATCGCCCGCCAGCTGCTTGGTATCCCAGTGTAAAAAATAAAATTGAAAATTTGTGGGCAAAAATACACCCGTTTGATACAGAGCGCGGCAAGGATCGCGGCAAGCTCTGGCAGTACGATGCCTCGAGCAGATTCTACACTGCTCCCAATAACGGTCTAGTGGCCAATGACCAGACTGCATTCGCACAGGCTTCTTTCGGAGTTCCATTTTCGCCAATGTGCAAGGATGACAGTGGACCCTGGACATGCGGGCCAGATGAAGGATTTATGGGTCGCACGCACTTCCCCGAGCAAGTACAGATGCGAGGAGGAAACGGGCGTTCCAAATAAAAAAACAGTACATATTAATAATGCCGAATAACCTTCAGCCCGGTCTGAGAAACGTCCAGCCGGATGTTTACATGACCCAGCTCATTACTGAAATGGTAGAGTCGGATGATATGCTTCGTCCACAGAGCACAACTACCTTTAAGGCATCATACGCAGACAAACCATATGACTTTCCAGAACTGTACATAAATTTACCAATTCGTTACTGGCAGAGAGATCCTCTGAGCACATATTCAAATGACCAGAACAATCGCTTTATCCAGAGGTATGGTAAACCCATTCCAAATAATACTCGTTAATAGTAATAATGGACCCGCTCGTGTTAGCCTCCATAGTAGGTCTTGTGTTTGCTGGGCAGCGTCTGAGTAAGTCAGACAATCCCCCAATAACCACAGATGATGTAGTTATGTTAAAACCTAAAATTGATCGAACAAACAACTTTGGTCAGCAGGATTTTCAGCTCGACCCCAAAAATATTTTTTCAAATTCAGGACGTGCATTTAATGGGTTTAACATGAAACCCAAAGAAATTCAGCCCGCTTTTACTGATGTGACGCCTATAGGTCGCCGCAACCCTTACGGACAGCCGGTGTATGATCTTTACAACCGTGAGTTGGTGTCGAATAAGATGAATAACGTTCCACCCATCAGCCAGCACACGGTTGGTCGTGGTCTCGGTGTCGGAGCAGATGTTCCAGCGGCTGGCGGTTTTCACCAGTTTTTCCGTGTTCTCCCCGCAAATATTAACGAGGAGAAGCTTCACACGCTCCCAGGAGCCATGGCAAATGGTGTCGGAGGTCCACCTAATGCAGTCATTAAGGCGGGTGGCCCAGTCGCCCCAAATATTACACATGAGGCAAAGGATACCAAGGCGTGGCACCGTAACCCGATGCAAACCTCTGGTCAGGGCCAGGGAGGTGCATTGCGAGCACCAGAGGGGCACCCTGACCAGATAAAGACACGAAGAATGACGAATCGTGATGAGACCGGTCAGCGTACCGGAGATGCTCTGCAGATTGGTACAGCGAGTTACTTTGTAAAGGAACCATACGCAGTCGGAACCGCAACCTATACCGATACCAGACTTACACGAGGGACCAATAACCGCATCAACCCAGACCGTGCAGGGAATGGCCAAAGAATGAATGTCAGAGCAGATCCCGTAGGACAGGTTGGGGCAATGACTAATTTGCTACCAGAGTCTGTACCATTCCCAGTAGGTGCGCCCAACCCCATGAAATTCTTTAATCCTCATAAGAATGCCGATTACTACAAGTTTAATCCATTTAAGATGAATCCTAACCCAAGAGCTGACCCAAAATTTTTGGACACGGCAATTGCACAGCTGCAGAATAATGAGCTCGCCCAAAAGCCACTTGCAGCAATCTAGTCAAAAAAAATATACTTGTAAATTATAAATGTCTGGAGGCATAGTTCAGCTTGTAGCAACTGGTATCCAGGATGAGTGGCTGACGGGGAAGCCAGAGATTTCCTTTTTCCGCTCAAACTACAAGCGCTACACACACTACTCTTCTAGTGTTGAGCGTCAGACGATCCAGGGTACACCCTCAGCCGGTAACATCTCCACTGTCCGTCTCGAGAAGAAGGGCGATCTGGTTTCTTACATGTATTTGACTGCTCGCGACGGTAACAACGCACTTGTGGCCAACTTGGATTGGTCCCAGGTGATTAGTCGTATTCAGCTCTTTATTGGTGGTCAAGAGATTGACTCCCAGGACTTCCAGTGGATGTCTGATGTCGAGCCGGTGGTTGGTGGCGCCAACATGAATCAGCGTTACCTAAATAACCAGGCAAATCCCAGCGCTTCCCAAAATACAAACCAGGTTGCTTCATTCTTTCCCCTTAAATTCTTCTTCAACAAGGACTGGATGGTTTCCCTGCCCCTTGTGGCACTGGCCTTTCACGATGTAGAGGTTCGAATTACCTGGGCACCCACCTCTGGATCTGTGACAACCGCTGGAACTGGAGCAACAAGTATAACTTTGAATGCTTTTGGAAATGTAATTAATGTGACAGCTGTTACCGGAACAATTATTATTGGTCAAACCATTAGTGGAGGAAACATGACAGGTACGTCAATTATTACATCTCAGGTATCAGGTACTGCAGGAGGAGTTGGAGTATATACAATTTCAATAAATCAGGGACCTGGAGCTAGCGGTACAGGTACTGTCAGTTCATCGTTGGCTACATCTGCCGCATCTGCAACTTACTCTCCCACAAACGGTCTAGGTGCTCCTGCATGGATATCTGGAGCTACAGCAACTTCTGGTACCACAATAGTAACAAGTGGAACTGCAGCACTCCCAAATAATCCTACATATAGTCAGCTCAGCTACCAGCTCTGGACCAACTTCATTTATCTGGATGCCGAGGAGCGTGACTTTTTCGCCAAGACTCCGATGGATGTTCTGATGACACAGGTTCAGCGTGTACCTGTTGGACAAACAGCTGTTCAGGAGCTTGCACTGGCTCACCCTATAAAGTACTTAGCTTTCCAGTCGAATAACTACAATGTAATGTATAGTACAAATGGATTCCCATCAATCCCTGGTGTTCTAGCAGGTGGTGCAACCTCGGGCACTGCAATGTTTGCAACTCTCCGTACACAGATTAACGGTAGCGATGTCGGCGAAGATAAGGCTCTCGCACAGTATACCGATATTGCACAGTATTACCACACACAGGTCGGCTACGTAACTGCACCATCCGGTACTTTCAATATTGCAAATGTAGCAATTATCAACTACTGCCTCGACACCACCAAGCTCCAGCCCACCGGTACGCTCAACTTTTCTCGCCTCGACACGTACCGCCTTGTGACTCCTACACTGTTGAACTTGGGCGGGCCCGCCGGTACGGGTATGGCTGCTCTGTCCCAGCCACCCTCACAGCTCCGTGGTCATCCAGGTGTCACCTACCTTTACGCCGTAAACTACAACATTCTCCGAATCCAAAAGGGAATGGGCGGTCTTTTGTACGCAAATTAAATAAAAATTAAAATTATAAATGAAAATCTGGCCTTGGATACTCGTCCTTGGTGTCCTATTTCTGATCACTTACGATCCACGCTCGGGGAACCTCGCCAAATATTATACTGACCCTATAGTAGAGAATGGACCGGTCCATGGAGAAGCACGGGAGACCCCCGGAAAGACATAAATCAATAGCAATTCCGGTTAGTTACATAGATAACAAACCCTATTTCTTGGTTGTGCATGATCGTAGGTACAAGGAGTGGACCTTTGTAACCGGAGGATGCCGAAGACGCGAGGTGTATAACCCGCTCCGGTGTGCACTCCGCGAACTCGAAGAAGAGACCCGAGGTACCATAAACTTAAAAAAAGGAACATATTCTTATTTTAAGTTTAATAATAAAGACCCAGAGGATGAAGTAATTAACATTTATCACGTTTATG